AAGCTTAAGCCCTACTTCTTTTGGTGCGTATGCCCGTGATGGTGCCCCGAAGTATGCTCCCGCATGGAAGAGTGCCCATGCGAGTCATGCCCAGGAACACCGTGGTGGATGGATCCTCCGTGAGCGACCTTGTTACGAGTCTCTCCCGTTCCATGCCCAATCGGCTGATCCTTGTATGGATCATTGTGCTGAGCGAGATTCTGATGCTTTCCCATCGGCATTGAAGTTGCTCCTATTACTTGGTAACGTGCTTGACTGCCCACATGACCGCTTCCTCCATCTTCGTGATGGCAAGCGAAAGCTCACGCGAGCGACCTATACCGTTGCACAGCTCTACGAACTCGACACCAAGATCCTTGATGCCCTTCATCTGTGCCTTCTCCTCCTCGGACAACACGCGGTACTCGTGCCGCATCACGTTATTCGCGGTGCGTTCGTCCGAGGTTGAATCTACCGTCGCCACGACTCAGGCCGGTGGGGGACAGGTCACCCCCTGCATCGTCGAGAGCGGTTTCACAGGAGGGGGGGGAGTCTTTCCAGCTGCCTTGTCGGCTGCCGCCTGTTTCTCCTTCGCTTCCTGTTCCTCGACCGACGGTGGAGCACCCATCACGTGCTCGTAGAGATCAACCACGAGATCCTCCATCGACTTGCCGGTAAACTTCTCGATGGCTGCCTTGCGGTCGGCAAACTTCTTGGCGGCATCTTCCTTGGCCTTCGCGGCCTTTTCCTCCTCAGTCGGTTCCACAGGTGGAGAGGCTTCGGTAGGCTCCTCGGGAGTCTCTTCCGTTCCTGGCTCTTCCGTTCCTGGCTCTTCCGTTGACTCTTCCGCTCCGCTCTCGTCCATCGACCCGTCGGATGAATCGTCCGCCGCATACGTTGAATGCTTCTTCCTGCTCATTTGCCAAATCCTCCTGCTTCGGGACCGCTATGGCCCATAAGGCCGGTTCCGGTCCGTATGTTACCCGGACTTTGCCCTGATTGAACGCGAGTCGAGGCAATGTCCAGGGCCGTGGCATTGTCCTCTGCATTGATCCGTTCATGCGATGCGATCTCTTCCTGCATACGCTCGTTCTCTCCAGCCTGCTCGACCTGGGTCTGTTGCAGAGTGGTATCGGACTGCTTCTGAACCTTACCCTGGTCTCCCTGCTGACGCATTCCCTCGATCTTCTCGCTGGAAGCGATCTTCGCCTGAACGTCCTGCGACCGATCTTTGGAGACCGCAATCGCCGTTGGGTCAGGCGGCTGCTGCGAGGGAGGCGGCTGATTCATCTGCTGGAGTTGTTGCATAGCCTGCTGCATGATCTGCGGTAGCTGACCAAATGCCTGCTGTGCACGCTGCATCACGACCTTCGAGGCCGCAGCAAGAGCCCTATCCATCTCGACGCTCACATCTTTGACCTTATTGTGAATCTTCGCAATCTTGCCCACGTCCGCACCTGCGGCGTGGGACGTAACCTCTACCATCTGCGTAAGGTACCAGTAAACGACGTGCTCGCAGAGGTGGGTCATCGCCGGAGCGGTAAACTTCGATGCGATCATCGGCAACCCGCCAAGGACCGGGCACTGGTAGAAGTCGAGGAGCACCTGGATATGTGCAAGATGATCTTGTTCTGGAAATGCAGCGACCGGACGCCCGAGAGCCATAGCCAGGTTCTCATTAACCTGGTTCATCTCCGTTATCTGCGGTTGGGGCCTCAGGAGGGAAACCGCATTGGGAATCTTCGTTCTCTGGAGTATCAGCTGCTCGACCTTATGCTGATCGTAGAGCTCCGGATGCGCGTCCGACCGCTGCTGCACTATCTGGAGCTGTGCAAATCTCTGGATATCAGAGAATACCTCCGGATCGGAGACCGGGACGATATCCAGCGGCCCCTCGTAGTCCGTACGGTACGCAAGCAATTCCCCCGCATCATTAAGGATGTCGTCGTCCGTTATATAGAGTCGGTTGATGCGATGCAGCACTCCGATGAGTCGATCCATCGCATGGTGCAAACGCAGGTGAATCGCGCTGAGAACCTTCAACCCTTGCTCGATAAGGGCGAGCGTCGTCCCGACCGGCATGTTCGCCGCGCCGTTCTGAGAAAGGTTCTCGAACGTGGTCCTAATCAACTCCTCCCCTTGATCTGTGACCCAAGAGAGCAGCTGGTAGAGCATCTGGCTCGGGGGATTGAAGGGGAGGCCCATAACGACCTCGCGAATATCCTTCGCCCCGACTCCGCCCTCAACCTCAGTTAGTTGTCCGATATTCAGCTGGAGGGACTGACCGGACATACCGGAACCCTTGAGCTTGACTCCGGTCTGAAGGTTATTGACTAGGGCGGCATCGAGCAAGGCCCGCAGCGATCCGGTTGCGGCACCGGAGAGCGAACCCGCCAGATGAATGAGACCTACCGACTGAGCACCCTCCCACGGGATGAACTCGAAATCGACGAGCCAGCACATATTCTCGGCTTTCTCGTCCTCTTCTTCCCAGTTACGGGTTATCCGCATTATCTCATGCGAATGGGCGTCGAGCTCGATGAGGTAAGGAAGTGGGTCTGCCGAGTCCTCCTCAACGTCCTCCATCTTCGGACGGTCGCCCGCGATCTTAATGTCATCAACGTCTTCGATAACCGCGAGGGCTTCAACGATAAAGATAGTACGATTGCCATCTTTATTATATGTATCACGCTCAACCCCCTGCACCTTATCCTGGGCCTTTTCCGCTGCGCTCTCGTCACCCGTACGTTGAGCAGGTGGGGAGATCGAACTCGGCTTGACGTAATAACCTGATCGGACCCGATTATCAAATTCAGCTTGCGTGATAACCGTTCGTACTGTTCTTCTCTCGCAGCTATAGAAGTCCGCCGCCCCGTCGGGAATATAAACATCGTCAATCGAGAAGAACTGGGGAACCGGCCTCTTCTTAACCGAGTCATAGACGAGCCTCATATACATCGAGCCGCCGAGCGGGTGCTGCGACAGCAGCTTCTCGAGTTGATTCCGGAAGTCCGGCATCTGCCTCTTGAACTGCCAATTCATATGAGCGCACTTGCGCTTGGCCTTCTCGACGCGCTGCGGGGTTACGGTTCCTACGATATCGTCTTTGACCGGTCCCTGCGAGGGGAAGATCTCCCCTATGGTATGAGACTGATAGTAGACCGTCGCTTTCGTCATCATCGGGTGGACGGCCTTGCTCGCACCCTCGAATGCCTCACCCCCCGGTGCCTCGTCTCCCAGACCCGTACGCTTGATACCCTCCGCGTACTTCTCGTCACGATCCTTGCGGGAGTCCTTATCTCTCTCGATGTATTCGAGCAGATCGAGTCCGAGTCGATCCACCGCACCGGGATTCGTCTCATCAAGATCCTCGACCAGATTGTGGTAGAAGTCATCCTCATCGGCCGTCGGACTATCATCAACGTCCGGCCGTATCTTGACGATTACCCCACCGTCGTCCGTATCTTCAGGGGGAGTGAACTCGTTCGTGACATCCTTCGATATTGGAGAGTCGTCGTCCTCGTCTTGGTCTAAGAGATCTTTAGGATTGGCGGCCATCTTTGACTACCTTCTGCATAGCTGCGGCGGCGAGGATACTCCTCACCACCATAGGGATCTGCTCACGGATCAAGACAGGGCGAAGCTCCTTGCGGGAAGGAGGCCGCGACCGGTGCTTGAGTTTATCGACTGGATCGATCATGACGTAGGCACCGGCCCCGCGTACTGGCCACACCAGTCACGGGGATCTACCGGGCAGCTAACCCAGGCAGTCCCGTTCCAGGACGGGGGATAGCACTTGCAGACGACAGTTCCAGTCGGCTTGTCGATGCCGACATAAGCGCAAGTACCACACGAACGACCACGAGGGTTATCAATGATCGCAGCCTTCGCATCTGGTGAATTCATCTCCCTCTCCCATCGTATGGATTACGACGTTTCTTGCTGTGCAGTTTTTCCAGAGCCTTCTTTGTCTCTTCCTTCGGATCCAAGCGCACCGTAAAGACCATATTGAACCGATGCATCAGCCAGATCCATGCCTGCGTCGCGGAATCGAGCAAGTCGTCGTGGATAAGGCTCCCTTCCCCGACGTAGGTGCACACCTGCGAGATTAGTGGATCTGCCCAATTTCGTGGTTCTCCCCTTGCCTTCGTGGACTCTACGGCCCAGACCCTCCCGTGCGGGAAGAGAGGGGAGCAGGCATGCAGCCTGCTCAGTTTGTCCATGCCTTCGGGATTATAACTCTCCGTAAGGATATGTTCTACAGCAAGTTGCTGCCGCAGGGAGATACCGGACCCCTTATCCTCCAGGAGGATTAGGTCTGGGGCACGCCCCTGGTGGCTCGGTTGACGTTGCTTCTCCAGAAGAGGTCTAAGTACGGGTTCGTCCTGATCTCCGTACGTATAGCTTTTCTCAATCTTAATGCGCTTGATAAGTTGGGGGAAGCCCAAATAATCTTCCCATGCATCGAGAAGCATGATGTGATCGGTACGCTCGTACGTAAAGAGACCCCAGACGCTGCACGCCGTCGGATCGCCGGTCTGTTCCTTCTTGTCCCATTGCTTCTCAGTAAACGCTGTGTCGAGCGACATAACGATAAAGCGGAACTTCGGTAGCTTTTTAAGAGCGGGCCAAAGTCTCCACTGTGATCTCTTAACGAAACCAGCTTCCTCTGGATCAAGTATCTCGCCATATAGTTCCTGCCGACCGACCGAAGTTCCTTCATACTTGGCGACGTTCTCAAAGAAAGTACGGGCAAGGTTCTCCCGATTCTCGTATGTTGACCCGTTGATAACGATGCTACGAGGAAGCTTAACGAGAGCGCGGATAAATGGCTTTGGCTTAGGTGTGCCAGTCCAGAAAATGCGCGGGTGCGTTCCGAGACGAAGGCCCATGATAAGGTTATCCCAGGCTTTATCCGGGTACCGCCAGGATGCAACCTCATCACACCATGCACGATGGCATTGAGGCCCACGGAGTCGCTCGGGAGTGTCCGCAGAAAAGCCTTGTATAAGGGAACCGTTCCAGAGGCAGATAGCGAGCGGACTTTTAGTGGCCCAACGAATAAGCTGTGGAGGAATGATTGGATAGACTTCATCTCTCTCTTTATCATAGTAGCTCCCGTGCAGCCCCGTCGGACCGTAGAAGCAAACCTTCAGCAAGTCCTCGTGTGTCGGGGCTATAACGAAATTGTAGCTCTCCGGCTCCATCGCCGCTTGCTGCCAGAGCCACTGCGCAGCGGCTAGAGTCTTACCGAATCCTCGACCCGACTTGACTCCGTAGAAGTCCCAATCCTCGTCCTTTGGCGGGACCTGTTTCTTGCGCGCAATCCGCTTCCAGAGTAAGCGGGATCTCAGGAAGAGGAGGTCTTCAATGGCGAAGGACTGAAGACCCTCTCGAAGCTTAGCTGGGTCCGTCCCGAATTCAACTACGGTTTCGTCTAGCATAAAAGACCCGAGGGGCGGAAGTCGGGGGGTCGCCTTACCGTTGATCCCCTCGGGCGTCCTAAACGGCCTTCGATCCGTTGCCACCCTTCCGATGTTTTATAATCTTCTTCAAAGAGGGCGTTTCCATCGCATCGAGCTTGCGTCGGAGCGCCCGATTCTCCTCCAGAAGCTCCGAGACCTGATCCGTAAGTTTCTCAACCTGCGAGAGGAGCTTATCCACTGTGCTGTTTGAGGGCGCGGGAGCGGGGGCAGGAGTTGAAGTCGCAAGAGCCTCAAGTCGCGGTCTCTGCGCAGGAGCTTGATTAACATATGGGGCCTTCTGGTCAGCCAAGCGCGCCCGCTCCTGGATTTCAGCAGGTGCGCGCGCAACGTGACTATACGGCGGATCTTTGTCTTTCGGTGAACACGCACGGCAATTTACCCATCCCCAGCGCATCACCGCGCCTACAACTGGAACGTTGGCGTTACCCTTCCCCGAAGCAATGACGCCCGGGGTATACCCTTTCCGGCACTCCGGATTTCGGCATTCAGCCATTGAAGTCATCCTCCACCCAAGCTTGACCCTTTAGGTACTCCGGCACCGGCTGGCCTTTCTTCGAGCGCTCGTTCTCCTGAATGCCTCGGAATCGAATCAGAAAATCATCCAAATAAGAAAAGGAGAGAGTACCATTCAGGTAAACACGAGGACAGTAGCGGTGCCGGATATGGAGATAGATCACCGGATCTTCGAGCTTGGGATAAGGAATCCAATCAGAAGCGTACCCATTCCTCTTCGGAGGAGAAACAGCCTTGATGATCTCGACTTCCTCCGGGATCTCGACTACCCTCCGGATCTCCGCAATGGGAATCCCGACTACCTCATCACCCATGCCGCCGATTTTCATTGGTGTAGCCTCTCGTCGTCGTCGATCTCATCCGGCCGTGTAGCCGGGGTTTCTTTCACAGTGCTGCGAATCGGGGGCTCGCCGGTGTCTACCCAGTGAGCGTACTCGGAGTCTGACCACCCGTTTATCTTGGCGAAGTACCGGTTTCTCGCCGTGTCCCTTTTTGGTTCGGCTATTCCGCTTTCGATCTTGCGGGTCAAGTTTGCGCGCTCCACTGGCTCGGGATCGGTAGTAAAGGTCGGAAGCGGCCTGCCTGGCACGTTCCCCTCTCTCGGTTTGTTCACGGGTCAGTAGCCTCAGTGGATCATTGATATAATCGTTGATATACCTCGCCGCTCTATCGAGATCAGATCTCTTCAGGAGGGGGGAGGTAGGCAACCTTGACCTTGGGGTACTCACGATCCGGCCTCGGGTACAGCAAGACCTTATTCCCCTCTACGGAAAAAGCTGAAGGGAGACCAACGTCGCCTCTCTCCTGCAACTTCTTCATATGCTCCAACGTGACTCTCGTTAACGAGTGGATTACCTCGTTCGGTAACTCGATCAAGATATATAGGATATCGTGGAAATCCGGAATCACGAACGTCAGCTGATCCTTCTTGAGTATCATTGAAGATTCCCTCCCAATCTCCGGGGTGCCGGTCGAAGGCTTCGGCGAAGATTTTGGTTATCTGCGGCTCGACTATCATCCTAAAATCCCGACCAGAGATCATCGTGGGGTTAATGACTAGAGGCCCAGGATGCTTCTGGATCTCGATCAGGATATCTTCAAGAGATTGCTCACTCAGAGCCGATGCAGGAGACAAAACGTTCGAGAACCAGCCTCCCACAGGGGGGAGGAAGATCGAGCGTGCCAAAGGATTCTCGGCCAGCACCGCTCCTACCGGCACGGCCGAGAGCATTCTAAGAAAGGAGCGTCTGTTCATCCGAGATGCAGTCCTTGTACGGTTCGGAGAAGAATGACGAGGCAGACAACCGCGACGATGACCCAAACGAGAGTCTTGATCATCGGCGGGATCGCCGGAATGAACGCGACGATAGCGTAACCGATGCAGCCTACGATTGCAATGATGATGAGGGCCGTAAGCAGTGCAGTGATCATAGAACCTCCTAGACGTTTTTCGTCGGCTTGATACTCAGAACGGGAACATTCCATGTCGAGTTCTTGATCTTCCAGCCCATCTGGTAGGTCCAGTCCCAGACGTAGAGCAGCTTGAAGGTACCTTCCTTATACGGCCCCTCCCCCGGGCGCGCGAATACGTATTGAAGGTTGTTGCACGAATTGCGCCACGCGCTCCATTTCCAGGCCCGCCACGGAGGCCATGCATCGGGCATATAGGGTACTAGAGCAGGGGGATCATCCTTACTCCATACCAGAGCCTGCTGCCCCGATACCCCATCTTCCGGATTCTTATAGATCGGGTTAAGGGGAGAGAGGCTCCACGTGTCGATCTGCCTGCCGTCCTTGATCGAGGTTGCGTTCAGGATCCAGCATCTTAGCAAGCAGGGAATTATCAATAGAGGCCAGCCGATCACCATCGCACAGAACATCACTCCCTGGATAAACCAGAACCACGTCCACACGTCCGGGTTGTCGGAGGGTATATGCGCGGAACCAGGCGAAGGGGTTGACAAGTGCGTATCCTCCTATCCTGATCCCGTTAACGTACATCGTGCATACGTACGTCGGCTTGATCCGTCTCTTCCGTCCCTCGGACAGAAACTTCCTGACCGCTCTCGATCCTCCTCGACCATCGGGGCAGGGTGAGAGCCAACTCGTCTCCTTAAGCTGATCACGGAGCATGCTTCTTTGACTTCTTCTGCGGCAACGGTTGCACCGGAGCCGGGGGAGGCTGCTGGTAGATCGAGGTCGGTGGTGTACTAATCGGCTGAGGCACCGTTACCGAGAAGGGATCGGCGGTTCCATGGAACTGGATCGCGCTCTGCTGGGTCGGGGTCGGGGCGTTGGGGTTCTCCGGATCGGGGCTGAGACAGCTCGACTGTCCCGTGGACTGCGCGAACTCCTGGCACGAGGCGTACTTATAGGCCCCGGGAGTCGGCCACGTCATCGTACAGCTAGTCGAGAGTACTACAGTCTGACCATCCGAGGCGACTGTCGCCTGCGTATTGGTGCACATCAGATGTGGGTTAACCACTAGAAAGGCCATCTCTGGACTATAGTCCCCGACCGTGCCATCGACCGCTACCGCAGCGATTGTTACGTAATACGTTCCTGGAGGCTGGGAGCCCATCTCGTAATTGGTCCCCTTTACCGAAAGGGGCGGTCCATAGTTCCCAGGGGTAGTTCCTAAGTACAGGTTATAGTGATCAACCGAGACGGGGGCACCAGAGGAGTCCTGTGTCACCGCATCCCAATATACAGCCACATGCGCTGCGCCCACCGGAGTCGGAGGCTCGGGCTTGGGTTGCGGGGGCTTCGGTGTAGGAGGTGCGGTAGTCTGCGTCCACCAACCGTGCGATGCATCGCCGCCCGACCAGAGCCACCAGATGCCCGTGGTGGCGAGCTGGTACATCTTGCCGCCGTTGTCGACCTGTAAGAGGTTCGCCCGCCCTCGGGTATCGGCACCGCCCAACAGCACCGCGTTAGAGGCTCCGTTGACCACCCCGAAGGTCCACTGCCCATCGACCGTGTAGAGCGAGGTACCCGCCGGATCGGTCGCGTGCATCTGCGTACCATCAGCGGAGATGGGGCTCGCGGGGGTCATGCCGAGCGGCTCAGAGACCACACGAGGAGTCGGTGGGCCCGGTGGATCTTGTGCGAACGCAAAGGTTGACAGGAGGAGAGGCAGTAGCCTTAGTGGCTTCGGAATATTCATAGAGCCTCCGAACTCAAGAGGATAAAGGAATAATTTTGTAGATTTCCACCGGTTGTCGTTACCTGAAACTGAACGGGGATCGGATTGACCGGAGCGGTAGCATTGACATCGTAGATCATATAGCGGGTAATCCCCGTAGCGGGGAAACTATCGTTTCCATTGGACTGAGCGATACCCCCGGAAGGAACACAATCAACCGATGTCTGTTCCTCAGCACCGATACTCATACCGGACCCGATGACGAACGACCCCGGCGCTATCGAGGGGTAGTTCTGGATACCGGGCTGACTGGCCGGAGGAGTGACCCCGATAGCCGATCCACCGTCCGTTACCTTGACCTGATAGAATACGCAGCCGTTCCATTCGAGCGGACCGGAGGAGGGATCGAAGTTCAAGATATCGGTAGCTATCGTAACGTACTGAGAGAGAAGCCAACCGAAGATCCACGTACCCCCATCTACGACATCGAAGGAGATATCCGGAGCTTTTCCATCGTAGGTCGGTAGGACGGGGGCATGCCCGTTCTGAGACTGGCCGGATATGAACATCCAGATCTGGGGAGCTTTCCCCGCATCGTGAGCATCCTTGCCGAATGAAAATGATGTAGGGTATACGGTATCCGCAACCTGCCATCCGCAATACTCTAGGACTGGAAGTGAGGCAGGCGGAACGGCGCCCGCTCCCAGGAGAGGTTGAATGAGGCTCATTGCTCCAGTCTCCGCTTTTCCTGCTTGTGCCACTTATAGATCAGCGCAAGCTCGCAGTCGCAAACCTCGATCTTGTCCTTGTGCACGATGTTGTGAGGAACGAGTTGCTTCCCCGTGGTCGCGACGATGACGTGCGCCGCAACCAGGAATTTCATATTCTCGTAGACCGCCGCCCGCGCGATACTCTTCGCCCGTTCAGTTTGCGGTTTCATAACTGGTCCCCCGGAAAGAGGCCGGGATGACCCGGCCCCTACCGATGACTACTTCTTGGGGGGAGCCGCCTTCGCTGCACTGGCGGTTTCGGGAGCGGGGGCAGGTTCGGAAACCACGGGGGCACCCAAGGTGGGCGGATTGGGGGCAGCCAGGGGGGGAGCAGCAACCTGAAAGGATACCGGCGAGCTGTCCTCACTCGTCAGCGGTGGATCCTGGGTATCGGTCGCCGTCGCCCGCGCGAGGTAATTGCCCGGATCGAGATTGTCGATGACGAACTCGGTCTGGTCCGCGGCGGCATGGCCGACGTTCGTAAACGTCAGACCGTTGTCGTCGCTGAGCTCCACATCCATGCGAGAGATTTCCGATGGATCGAGCGCGGTGCCGTCCGTGCGCGTGGTCGGTGCGGTAATCGGAATCGTGACAGTGCTCATCGAGTGGGTACTCCTCAGGTTAGGGGGATGCAAGCGGGGTCTAGCGGGAGCGGCCAGCCGATCTGGCTTGACCTTCCACCAGGGAACGATTAGCGGTGCCATCTGTGCGGTTCCTCTCGCTACTAAAGTAATAATTAGCAGGTAGGTGTGCAGCCCTCCCCGCCCGAATGGGTACGTTGTCCTTCCCTACGACGTACGCCCGGCTTGGATCCCCGTCAGAATCCATATTGTCCTGCAAGCGGTCGCACTGTTCATACGCCGTGCGTCGCGATGTGAAACTGATCCGGAGCGTCTCGACGAAACGCTGACCGGGAAAGCAAGTGATCGCTACGACGTTGAAGATTCCCGCGTCGTTGGGCTCGGCTGACATTGCTCGTCCCCCTGATCGATCTTGTCGTCGATCTGCTCCCGGGTCAGCTGGCATACCCGGCAGCGCCCTTCCTCCGAATCGAACTCGTGATTTCCGATGAGCTTGATCATGCCTTCGGCTCCTTCTGTGGCTTCTCCTTCTCCGGATCTTTCTTGGGCGTAACGAGTCCGAGGATCGCCTCGATCACGTCGTTGCGTGACTCGACCTTCATCGGATTGCCGTTGGGCCCCGAGAACTCGCGCCGCTCCATCGCCGGCCAGTCCTCCTTCTTGCGTGACGCGAGCCAATGCTTCTGCGCAAGGAACTCCGGCCTGTAATAGCGCTTGACCTTCAGAACGCGGGGTGTCTTGCCTCCGACCGCCTGTTCCTCGTACTCGTGAAAACCGTTGGCTGTCTTGAACAGTGAAAAGAGCACTTGACCGTCGGCGACCGTGCGCCCCTGTTCGATGGCTTTGTCGAGCCCGGGATAATACTCCCGCCATTTCTGAATGGTGCCGGGCCCCAGCCCATAAACCATCTCGATCTCTTCGTCCTTGGCCCCCCGCATACAGATCAACTTGACGAGCTGTTCGTGATTCGGCAGATACACTCCGTCGGGGCGGCCGAGTGGCTTGGCCCGCTTGTATGGCTTCTTCCTCTTGTGAATCCCCATCAGGCCCTCCCTATGCGGCCGGGAGAGTTTACGCGAAAGCGGGGGGACAGCGCAAGCTGGACAAAAAAATGCCCCCCTCCCTATAGGCCCCGAAGGTAAGGGTACTACAGGGTAGGGAGGCTAAGGCGCGGACTTAGTACTGAATTACAGCGACCAGCGCCGCTGCAAGCATCAAAATCCCTACCCCGATAACCAGGGGAGAAAGGTAGCGCGTGGACCTGCTGGAAGCAAGCCGCTCTACCACGTACGCCCCACCGAATACGACTAACATCGCAATGGCAATGCGAATCCAATCACTCATTTCCCTTCCTCCTGTTTGATGGGGGACGGCCACCGATTGAGAAGTTTCGACCGCCAATCCTCCGGCTGCTCATATTTCCCCACATTGTACCGCTTCAGCCGCGCCCGCTCGCAAAGCCTGCACCTGGCGCGTGGGGGCTCCTCCTGAGGATGTCCACAGGGTAGAGTCTGGGGATCGCTCATGGCTTCAGCGCCTCGCGTAATCCGCACGTACAGGTATCCGGCTTTTCCCAGTCTCCGTACGCAGAAGACACGACATGACAGCCGCCCTCATGTCTGCCGTATCGCTCCAGCGCTGCGCGGAGGCGGTCGCGCTCTCTCCACAGATGCTCGATTGCCTCGCGCGCTTCGGTTGACAGCTCGTCCGGCGTGTCATCCTCTGCGTTGAATACCTCAGCAAGACGGTTGCACAGCCCGTGGTAATCAATCGGGGAATCGCTCATCTCCACATCCTCCTCATAGTCAAGGCCGCACACACGAAATACAGCAGGGCCTCGGGTTTGGGCAGCGTCAAGATCCCTAATGCCGCCCAACCCGCCCCCGCAGTATAAATCAGCAACTTGAGCAGGGGCATTACCCGGGCTTCCCCAACCCCCTCTCCACTATCGCGAGCACTCTATCCAGCTTCGCCCCGATCTCCTCCCACTTCCCCTCGACGAACGCTACCTGCGCGCTGTTCTTCGCATACAACTCCTGAACGAGGTTCTTCAGGTTCCCGTTCTCTTCCTGGAGTTGTTCGAACTCCTTCATATGCGCCTTCCCTTTGCGGATGGCATCCTTCTTGTCTTTCGCATTCTTGATTGGTATCACCCTCTCCACCTTGGCCCGGTGCATCCCCTTGTGTCCGGCCGGCAGCTGGCACTTGAGGCCATCATACGTCTCCTGACAGGGGATAAGCCGGGGCTTCCTCTTCGGCTCGAGTTTTCTGGTAGATGCTCTCATTAACCTTCTCCTTCGTCCGGTGGCGGGGAGGCTAGTGTGAATTTCGCCACCTCCCGCCCGCACGCGGGTAGATAGCATGATAGTATGAGCGTCTGTGGATCCGTCATCTCCGCCCGCAACGGCGCCGTCGGATGGCACCTTGCAATGAGCGTGACCGGCCAATCGCCGCACAGATCGCACCCTTTTACAGGGGGGATAGGTGCCTTCCTGCGAGTGCTGGGCCCTATCTTGACCCCCTTCTTTGATCCTCCCCTAGCCTTTGGCATCTGCCTTCTCCTTTGATTCGAGTATCGCCACCAGCTCTCCCTGAACGTGCAAGATGCGTTCGAGTATATCTATGATCTTCGCCTGCATAACCCCGTTCAATTCGAGCGCCTTGACGATACTCTCCCAGTTCCTCTCCACGAATCCCTTGTTGGCAGCAATCTCGATCTCCTTATTCTGGATTATCTTCTCCAGATCCCTGACTACCTGCTCGTGATACGTCCTGCTTACGCTCTTGTACCGGGGAATAACCGGCTCCTGAACCGTTACCTTCGTCTCCACCATCGCATTGTGCGCTCCCTTATGCCCTCTCGGCATCTGGCACCGCAGCCCTCCGTGGGTAGATCTGCACTGCTCGTCGGTTACAGGGGTAGTAGGTTTGATCTTCTTGCTAGTGCCCATTGCCCGCTCCCCGGACCTTCCGGTCCCTGACGTCAATAACGAGGTTCCCTACGATCAGGTGAGGTTGGCATAACCGGCTCGCATTCTCGTTGACCGGTCTGTTCTTGAGTTTTCCCTCCTCGTCCGCGAAGCATGGGCATTTCTGCCCATCGTAGGTGACGACAGCGGGTATCTGCTGAACGTACCCTCCGCAATGATGCTGCAACAGGGTTAAGGGGGGTTCCCGCGTCTCGTACCTGACGATCGTGTGGGCCCCGTCGGGGGAAATCACCACTAACTGTCCGCTCATACTTTCTTCTCCCAAGCTTAATGGGCGCTCTATCCGCGCACGTATAGCATATCTTATACGGCCAGGGGGACGCAAGTCGATTGTCATTAACTGTCAGTTCGCTGATAGCGTACATAGTATCTGATTAGGGGGGGCCTGGCGCCAGTCAAGAGGGGGGGTGGCGTTTTCGGGCTGGCCAGTGGGGGAGGGGGTTGGCGGCAGATTAAGTTAAGTCGCACAGCACAAATAGAAATCCTTGAATAATGCAGATTATCGGTTAAATAGGCCGCACGCCCGCTGCGAGGCTTGCTAAGATCTCTTCACGGTAGCGATAGATACCGGACGCTAGCAAGCCTAGCGGATCTCTTTAAAAACCTAATCGGAGAATACGCAATGCGTAAAGTTACGAAGGCAGAGAAGCAGGCAGCCGCGAAGGCCGCACCGACGAAGGCCGCGAAGAAAGCGAACGGCAAGGCGAACGGTCACGGACGCGGAGGCAATACGCGAGACAAGGGCGAGCATCTCGGTCTCGGTCTCCCGGAACCGAAAGGCGGCAAGGAGGGACTCGTTCTCAAGGCAGTCTTCCCGGAATTCGAGGGAGATCCCGAGAAGTTCAAGAAGCTTCGCACCTATATGCGCAAGCACTGGCGCGCGGAACCGGTTCTGCGGCACGATAAGCATAACCGCTGGGTAGTCGCGAAGAACGAAGTCAAGGTCGTCCGCGGAATCGCGAAGGATATCGGGCTGCTCAACTAGATCCGGAGCGGAACGGGCGCAAGGACGCGCCCCGACCGCAGGGCAGGACGCCCCCTTTTCCTGGAGGTGGTTCGATGATTTGGTATATCGTACTCTTGATTTGGGCGTTCGCATCGTATCCTGCGATTGGTGTCCTACTTTTGATACTCGGTGCGATGGTTTGGCATATCCGACGGAACGCGTGAGAGTGGGGGCTTCGGCCCCCATTTTCTTTTGTGTGATTTGTCACACTGCCACGTGTGGCATTGACAATCCAAGCGTGTCCTCGATGTCCCCCATATATGAGAATGACATTCACACGTTATATACGTGTGTGTTCCACAGGGGGAGTCGAATGGTATGTTGATCGTTCACTCTTCACAATGTCAATCGTTCACCTACTCACCCAGGAATCATCGGAACACTCTGTGGTCGTCACTTAAAAAACCAATTGGTCCAATTGGCAATGGATGGTGGTAACCACTAATGAACATTCAAATCATTTAAAACTAGCCAGCTTCTAATCGCTTCGACCCTCCTAAGTCTCGGATTCTCTTACTCTTACTCTTATACACTTATATTATTATTTAACTTCTAGCGTAAGACTTATATAGTATAGTAGTCAGTCATTCAAGTATCAGTATACAGTCATTCATTAGTATAGTCTCATTTTCATATATACCTTCCTAGGCCGACTAATTCGAATATTCGCGCGACGAACTATTTCTCCTTATTTTTCAGGAACTTATACCTCATTAATATTCGCAAGCTGGCCGTATCGTGCTATACTTTCCCCTGCTAAATCATCTAGTTACGCGCGACTATCTTAATTATGGAGATACAGCTATCATGCCGAGAATCATACCCACCTCTCACCATTCAGCCAAGATAACCATCAATTATGAGGGTTTTAGCTTCCAGTTCGCCATTCTTGGATATGGATCTCCGGAATGCATGAGGTCATTTATCCGTAAAGCCATGCGGGGACGAAAAGCAGTTATAGTCACTTCACCGGACGAGTTCTTGTTCAATATGCTCTACGTCGTCGGGAAAGCTACCAAACGGATAATGTATCGCAATCCAGACCATTACAGGGTAGGATGGAAATATCGGCTTAACCTCGGGATCGAGCCCGAGATCCGTATCGAATCGAATATTTCTGGAATACGCGAGATACATAATCTCTTTCGATGGATTGGACAGTTTCGCAAACGAGTAGTCAAGATCGCTCCTCCATTGACTTTAACTCCCACACGGCGTAGAGGCAGACCATCGCTCGTAGAGAGCAAAGGCGGTGTCAGGCTTCTCAGGGGTGGAGAGGGTCCGGACGAGATCATTCACGGAGTTCCACACAAAGACGGAAAGCCGTACGATCCACCCTCCAATATCGTCCACCTAACACCCGAACAGAAAGCATCTACCGCACGGGCGATCAAGAAACTGCGCGGTACCAAAGACGAGTGAGCCCGAGGCTGCTGCGCTCCGATTTAACTTATTGCATCTTCCCCCCCTGTCAATGCCTCTTGCATTCCGGCCTAGGATATGCTTATCCCCCCCTGACAAGAGTTCTTGCGTTTGGATCCCGCGTGCTATAATACGCGCGCACGTTTCCTTTTTCTTTCTCGCACGCATAGGAGCACACGAGTCATGCACAAGATCAACTACAAAGCGATCAGAGCGTTCACTAAGGCCAGCGAGCCACTCGAGGATTCATTCGACCAAGCCATGCAGGCGGATCACGCCATCTGCCCCGATGGGTACGCGACGCTCTACATCGAGGAACGGTACGACAAAGCTCGTCACGAGCTAGCCCACCGCGTAGGTCAGAGGTTCGGGATCACGGCCAACCAGTTGCTCGAAGAAATCAACGAAGCCATCTGTAGACAGGACGAACACTTCTTTAACCAGCACAAGAAGGACAAGTTCTATATCGTCGCCAATACCGAGGACGGGGTCACCCGGTACTGCGGCGGGGGATGCTGGGATTACGGCAGTCCAAGGACGCTGCTCTTTTCACGGCGCGAGCATGCCGACGAGAAAGCGGCCGAGCTCAGAATCCAACTCAAGGGGAGCGATTTCTACAATATCAGGGTTTATCCGCCGATCAAGTAAGCATAACAAGCATAGGAGCGTATCATGCTAAGAGTAATAGCCAAGTCCTATTTCCATCTCGTTGCCGCGCCGATCTGCAACGACGATGCGGAGCCAAAGACAGTCAAAGACTTCCTCACACTCGTCGTCGGCGAGGCCGGTTACTTCGGGCCGGTCAAGCGTCTCAAGCTCAGAGAACCAGGCATACTCGTCGGCAAGACCTTCGTTGCGCCGAGCCGCAATCCCAAGGAACGCAAGAACAAACACGACGTCACGGACCCCGCCTTCAACGGCAAGGGGCATTGGGAATTCCTCTACAAAGTGCGCGTCATCGGACCACCGAAGGATATCAACCTTATTACGCGTAATCTCGTAGCCGAGTACGGACCAGCTTTCGACCGGACCACGCCCGCCCGGCTCAAGAAACTCGGGTGGAATCCGCTCGACAGCAAGGGTAGACTCATTTGCACGAACGGCAAGAAGGTGAGGGTATAGCCATGCGCACTAAACACAAACTCTACAACTTCAGAGATTTCTACGTCACCTTGCAGGAGGAACTCGTCGGGGGTTACTGGCGGTGCCTCTGCGTTGAGTACCCGATTCACAGGGGAGGCACGGTTCATGCCGTGCCGAGCCATACGGTGCTCGCTCACTTCGCGGAGATTCAACCGACGCCGTACAACTGCGTCTTCCGTATCGGGGGAGTTGCCTAGATGCCACGCACAATGCTCGTCACAAACTACGGCAACAACGACGACGATCCCAACGATCTTATCAACGACTCGATAGGGATGCTGGAGATTCTCGAAAAGGACATGCTCAACGGACCGGAGGGTATGACGAACACGCAGGTAGCGGACCGGGTAGCCGAAGTCGCGAACCTGCTGCGCGAGCTCACTCCCCCTGTGAAACTGCCGAAGGCGAAGAAGAAAGGAGCACGCAAGTGAGAGAAGAAACGATCCAAGCAGGCCATCTCGTCGAGAAGGTCGTCAACGCCAACGTAAAGGCGGGCGAGCATCCCAACCTGTGGGTACTCATCACGGTGCCAGTAAAGGACGGGGAGCCGACGGGATGCCACCTCTCGTCCAACTGCCCGAATGCGGAGATGATGCGGATAGCGCTGCTGGAGGCAGCCGGGATGATAGAGCGCAGGCAACGGGAGGATTCTATCGAGACCTCTTTTCACCGAACGCCGGAGAACAACTAGCCATGCGTAAGATGCACCAAGAGGAGCGCGAGTACGCGATCATGCTCGTGCTCACCTGCCGGGAAGCGTCGGAAACGGAATGTGCACTCAGGCTCAAGAGGCTCGGCCAGAAGATCGTCGATAAGGAGGGCCGATGGGTTACGGAGGAGGAGTTGCTTCGGCATTTCTACCAAGAGCGGCGCGCCCGGGTGCTACGGTACTCGGAGCTCATAGAGGATGAGGGTATCACCGGAATCGAGGAGTAAGGCCAATGACCATTCCCGAAGAGAGCAACGAGGAACTGCCAGAGGAGCTCAAAGAGTCCAAAGCGAACGAGGCTGCGGCAGGCGACGAGTGGCAGGAGAAGCAGGATGCCATAGAGGAGAAGGCCGAAAGTATCCTCAAAGAGGACGGGCCGGAATACTTTTTCGAGTACCTCGCGGAGCAGTCTTGGGACCGGCCCTCAGCTTTTTGGTTTTATTGCGCTATAGTAGGTATACCGAAGGAGCAGCAGAGAGAGTTGGATATGCACGGGTACGCGCATAAGATAGAGAGCAAAGAGCAGGAGGCCAATATCCGCGAGGAGTACGAGTATCTCGTAAAGGTATTCGGACGGCCGTGGCGGATTCCCCCGATCCTGCTTTCCAACGAGTTCGACACCTAGTATCAACGCGACGCATAGGAGCATTAACAATGCCACAATTCAAGACAGTAGGCGAAGTCATCGACCATTGCGATCTCGACAACGTATTCGAGCAGGCGGTGCATAACGAAGTGCTCTCGTTGGCGGGACTCGATGCCATTCGCACGACCCTTACCACGACGGAGCATGGCAAGCTTGCGGCGGACACGGTTTATCAGGGTAAGGATATGCTCACGCATCTGCGGCATACCATCGGAAAGAACGATGAGTATTCCCAGCTGCTCGATTGGATCGTCGAGATCGTATCCACGTACATCGCAAGATCTCCAGCGGAGACGACTTCCAAGCGCTACTCTTCCTTCCTGCGAGAGCGCGAGCCGGAGCGCGGGGACAGGCCGGAGGATTTCAACGGCTGCGTGGATTGGCTCGATAAGGGAGCGACAGACGACGGGCCATACGATCTGTTTATCCAAGCTCTCAAGACGATACCAAATGCCGATGCGCTTCTGTTCGCGTATTGGCACTCGACGGTGCTGCCCGAGCTTATGAAGGAGTTCGACTCGGACGGTGAGATCGGGGAGATCGGGGATCTGCTGGGGCAGGAGCTGGAACGATATCTCGAAGACTAACCAACGACAAGCATAGGAGCAGGACGATGAAAGCGAAAAATAGAGCACACTACGTGCAGGCGTGGCAGGACCATATCAAGCAGCTGGCTACCCTCTATATGGCGGCATATGACTTTCAGACCGCTATGCAGGCAGCCGATGCGTATACGAAGATGCGCGACGAGCTGTATGCGCTCGTGGAGAAAGCGGCCGACAAGCAGGATTTTGAAACGGAGCACTAAAATGAAGATGAAATTAACCGAGGTTGAAAAGTATCTAGATGGAGGTTGCGTCTGGGTGCGCGTCAAGAGCAGGCTCGGTCACCAGACGATCTTCTGGAAGTGCCGGCGCAGTGGCAAGACGAAGCTCTGGAAAACTCGACCTGACCATTTCCGCATTCCGATCAAGGCGGGAATGTACGAGAGTTTCGAGCTGACGCACGAGTCGGACATCGGCGTAGACCGCAGCCGCGGTGACTTCGTCGTTGCTCAGGACGATCCCAGCTATCGCGGTCTCACGGGGGATCAGAAGAAGGAGGCCAAACTCCTCCTAAAGCTCCGTCCACCCGTCCTGCCGGGATCTCGGGCTATCCTCGACGCAGAGGCCGCGAAGCAATGGCATGCGCTCGTCGTTGGGAAGATGAACGAGCTTCGGATCGATGGACCGGCGATTCACGATTTCTGCAACATAGCGGGGGTAGCAGACTAATGATGTTCTGGATAGGGTTCTTTATGGGACTGGGCGTAACATGCGTTGCGCTCGGAGGCTTAGCACTTTGGAAATGGGTTCCAGATATGGAACGATTGGAGAAGAAGTTAGAGTGGTATCGGGAACGGACGAGGCGTCAGAACCTGCGGGAGCCATTCAATGAATAAGGTGAAGAGAAAGAAAATCGACGAGATCGTGGGCAAGCTCAACGATCTGAAGAGCGAGATCGAGGAGATCCAGCAGGAAGAATTGGATTCGTTCGAGAACCTATCGGAAGGTTTGCAACAGAGCGAGCGAGGTCAAGCACTTGAGGGTTCGGCGCAATCCTTATCGGATGCATCGGAGCATTTGGATAGTGCGATATCCTCTCTCGATGAAGCGACGAGCGCCTAAGCTCTAGCTTTGTACTCCGTACTTAACGAGGTGAGCAAAAGTGCTTATACTAACGCGGAAGCTAGGCGAGACGATTCTTATTGGCCCCGATATCCGCGTGACGGTTCTCGGGATCAAGGGGCATCAGGTAAGTTTGGGCATTGGAGCACCTAGGGAGGTGGAGATCCATAGACAAGAAGTTTTCCAGCGGACCATGCAAGACAACGTAACCACAGAGGAATAGGCAAATGAAGAACGTCGAAATGAAAATTGAGAAGAAGGTCCTGACGATTACGATTGATCTTACCAAGGACTTCGGCCAGAGCGAGTCCGGCAAGACGGTCATCGTCGCGACTACCAGCGGCTCGGTAGATCTCGGTCCAGGCTTCGAGGGATTCAAGCTCGGGCTCAACGTCTACAAGAAGGCCAAGGGGAAGTAAGTGAAGATAGAGGTTGCGGGCAGATGCATCTTGCGGTGCGGCCGGAAGGTAGCGACGCACTCCAAGACCAATATCTGCTCTTCATGCTTGAGCAACCTCTCGGGGTGGCGGCGGAGACCATCCGCCGACCGCCTTCGCTACCGGCAACGAATGGAACTCTCAGAAAGGAGACAAAGCGAGATCGACCTATTTCCCAAAGGTTATAAATTGGGAAGATTCCCAAAGAAGTCATAGGAGACTAGCGTGGAAGCACCTCAGATTACGAATGGCCATTTGAAGACGTGGAGCCGTTGTCCCGTTTCGTTCAAACGCATGGTAAGGGCCGCAACCAAGTACGGGATCAGCGGGGCGGCTCGGAAGCTCAAGGTCAAGCCGCATAACGTCGCATATGCGATTGGACGCGCCGCAGCAAAGGACGGAATAAGTAAAATGCCCGCATTAAGTAAAAAACCCTCTAAAGCGCACGCTAAGGCTCGCAGGGAGGCGCAGCGCAGACCCGTTAGGGGTATACCGGCCCTCCCGCCCTCGGGGCACGGCGCTAGGTCTCCGGCGGCGGTACGCGATGCGCTTACGTACCTCGGGCAAGCTAGGAGCCGCGCCGAGCGGGGGGTAAGCCTAGGGCATAGGGGGGCGGGGGCACTCCTCGGACTGATATGCCTCGCACTGGAGGCACTAGGAGACGAGTAGCCAACGAAGGGGCGGGGGTGATATACTCCCGCTCCTCTCTGGAGGGACCGCGATGAAAAAGCCTCTCAAGAAGATAACCAAGAGAAGAAAGCCAAACCTGACCGTGATGCTGGCGGTAGAGCTGACGATAGCCCATCTCGATAACTACAACGAGTGGGTTGAGGAGAACGTGGAAGCTCTCGCCAAGGTCTTCTCGTATCACGTAGCGGCTGGCAAGGTCAAACCGACCCACTCGAACTGGCGAGAGTTCTGCCAGTACATGCATCTCAGCTGCAAGTCTACCATCGAGCGCAGACCGAACGCTACACTGCACTAGGGGGTCTATGGCGAACTCTGCGCGTCCCCCGACGCTGGACGAGCTTGTGAAGATCCTTCGTATGGCGAGAAACTTCAACCTATCGAAGCAGGATAATGGGAATATCAACGTCCGGTTTACCATCGATCCAAAGGACTGTGAGAAGGAAGAGATTCATTTCTGGTCCGTCGGATCGGATTTCTTGAAGGCGATGGTCGATCAGCTCGATAAGCTTCAGTTCTTCATTAATCTCCAAGAGCAGATCTCCAGGCCCGATGAGAAGGGTAGCTACGGCTGACGACTGCATTACCTTCCTGAATAACGAGCTGAAGCATACTCCCCCGGGTGGGCTCGACGGTACCATCCGCCGTCGCTTCTATCATACTACGATCCGTAAGATGGAGGAGCTACGCGACTGGCGCTACTATATGGATAGCAAGCGCTTTGAAGAGCTTCTCAGGAAGGAAGAGGAACGCAAGGCCAGAGAGCGCCAGCGACAGGAGGAATACCGCAAGGCCGAGGAAGCGCGCAAGGCGCAGGAGGAAAGGAACTGGCGGGCTAACCAGGCACGCGAGGAACAGGAGAGGGATCGGTATCGCCGTCAGTTCGAGGAGGAAGCCAAAGCTCACTTCGAGCAGAGGATGAACGATTCCTTCGAGGACGCAATGTTCTACGGGTCGGGAGCCTTCAAGACCGGTAACCAACGATTCAAGGGAGGCAGGTTCGAGGACTACTTCAAGACCGATACCTCGTGGTACCTAAAGGATACGTGGTTTGCGATCCTCGGAGTCCCAGCGAGCGCAGATAAGGCTACGATCAAATCCGCATGGCGGAAGTTAGCCAAGGTCTATCACCCGGATCGCAACCCGGACCCAAAGGCCGGCGAGATTATGGCTAAGATCAATAAGGCTAAAGACGATGGATTGGCGGGTTTGCCCTAGCCCAGTAGCAGTCCCGGCCTTCCTCTTCTGATCCGCCGACTAGACCGGCTTCCATTAGATGTGTAAGGATCTCGGCTAGGTCTCTGGCCTTGATATGTCTGCACTTCCGAAGGATCAGAGACTTCGGGCACATGCCTTTCTTCGCTAGCTCAAGTTCTTCTTCCCCCTGTATACTCCACTTGAAGGCGAGAGGATTGCGGATGATCTTCTCTACCGTCTTGGAATCCCGCTCGATGAACGTCCTCGATGAGCTCTGAAGTATTCTCTGCATCCATCGCTCTACGGACCAAGACGAAACTTCAATTGCCCATTGAGCGATCTCCCGGTCGATCTTCGGGTGATCTCTATCAATGCCTACTGCTACGATCCCGGCAAGTATGAATGCATTCTGTGCAGCACGTCCCCAGACCTCGGCACCCTTGTCCTCTTTCGAGCCGGATTCTCGGGCATAGGTTCGGAAGTCGTTCAGCATCTCCCACGTCTCGTTATCGGCGAATCCAACGTCTAGGAACTCTCCGTCTGGTAGCTTGATCTTCTCGAATGCCATTAGGCCGCTCTCGACTGCCGCAGGAAGGAAGTCTACACGTCGTTGATTGTCCTTCGGGAATGGTCCGACTGCATCCCATACGACGAAGCGGTTAATCATCCCCTCCGCCATATCATTACCGGTGATAGCTTGGAGGATTGCATCGGGCTGAGCAGCAGCCATAACCAAGAAAAAGGGATTCTCCATAGCGGGGATCGGGTTCTTGCGTGCCGGGATTCCCGGTACTACCCCGCCCGCCTTGCCGTACATACTTAGGGTATGGGTAAGGACCTGGTACTCCTGCGAGGCTACGGAATGCCCGGCCGAGCGTATATACCGAGCGCACTCGTTCCAACACCATACCAGAATATGCGGATGCATCGCGAGCTTATCGAGCATAGCGTGATAAGACTGAGACTGCTTCATTACGTAGTCTTTCAGTCCTATCCTATTCGCCAGGTAATAGATCGCATCCAGTGCTTCGTCCTTCCCCGTAGCTGTAGGGGAGATAATCATAAAGTAGGGCTGCAATGGAGTATTTAGGGTATTGATTCGGTACTTATTCCGAGTCGCTAGAGCTACGGCCATTAGACCTACAGCCAAGTCAAAAATAGGCTGAGTAACAAAAGACCTATTAGCAGACCACTCCGCAATGCGCCCCACGAGACCCGGGACTTTGAGAAGCTTAGTTGGAAATTCACCAACCGGCTCCGCGTAAATTGCATGAGGAGCGGGATCGTTGTCCGGTATTGTCCTCTCCTCACTGATCCCAAGGTAACGACGTAGATTCTGGAATGATAACTCTGGCATAAAGGATGATAGAGTCGGAAGGCCCTGTATATTGGCCCCCTCCTTGTACTTCTTAATTGTATTCTCAATGGTGCCGTCTCGGTCATACTTTTCCTCGTCAGGTCCGGCTGCCTTTCGTACCGCCGCCATAAACTTGCGTATTGCATCGTCTTTCCACTTCGCATGGAGCAGTGCCCCCGTGAGGCAGTGGATATAGTCATGCCTTCCTCCTTCACCAGGGTAGTAATGAGCGGCGATAGTCGCAGCAGCGATGAGCCCGACTCTCCTCTGTAGATCGAGCCAACCGATACTCGCGATATCAACGTCGTGATCGAGACGGTACCTATCACCCGAGGGATGCGTCGATCCCGGCAGAACAGTCTGCGATCCCGTCGAGCGGATCTCAGCTATCACACCGATATCCTTCGTCAGGTATTTTCGAGTCCTCGAATTCTTACACCTGTAGATATAGTGGGACGCCGGCGCCCGGTTGCGGCCGTAGATCAGAGTCTCAGGTAGGTAGGAAAGGGCAATCTGCTGAGCCTCCGGGGTATCGAGATCTACATCTATCGCCCAGTTACTAGGTTCTCCCCAGAGACCTCCGATATTATCCCCATCTTTGAAATGCTTATGAACGTTCTTCTCAGATACTCGGAGCTTGGTCCAACCGTTCGCACCTTTTGCTGAACCGTTTACCTCACCCTTGGGCCTCTTGGTACGGGCCTCTAGGGGTACAGGATAGATCCCTCTCTCTAGCCAGCGAAGCGCATGCCGTGCTGCATTGAACACTTTACGTGCGCCGTTTCCGGAGTTATTATGCATTGGCATCGAATGTTTTCCCTTTCGTTGCTTGCCTATCGTACTTGCCCCGGTCGAGTCTAAGCCGCTCCTCCGGGGCTTTTCTTTCCCGCACCGAGAACGCTGAGCTGATTTGTAGCTTTTCGGCGCGCGAAAGCGTATTTTACTACTTTCGATAGGCAATTGAAAAGCTGATTAACCGCACTAGGGGAGAGCCCGTGGGTATTATCATTGTAGAAGGCCCTGACGGGGCAGGCAAGACTACGCTCCTGAGTAACCTCCGGAAAGATTCAGCAGTCTACTTCTGGACTGCGAGCAGCTCCCACAGACCCAAGACCCTTCGGGAACTGACCGATGCCGTGCATTGGATAAGCCAGGCTACCTACCTTAAGCTGCCCGTCATCTGCGACCGGTTCCCTATCCTTTCCGAGTCAGTATACGGAATACTGATGCGGGGGAAGTGTCTCTTGGACGAACTCTCTCCGAGGCACCAGCAACAGATTACCGAGTCCTTCAGGGATGGAGTAGACCGTATCATCTACTGCCGTCCCCCTCTTGAACAGATCAAGCATAACGTTAAGGGAATCCCGCAGATGGAGGGGGTAGTCGAGGTTATCGAGCGTATCGTGCAGCGGTACGACGAGCTGATGCGGATGCTCAAGGATGAGGATAAGCTGCACGTTACCTGGTACGACTATACCAAGCCGATAATCCGGACAGAGAACCATTACCTCCACAACCTGTTCTTTGGGGAGTACCGCGATGAGCAAATTGGATGATATCTTCGAGAAGCAGGCAGCGTATATGAAGACGCTGGTCCCTACCTATACCAAGAACGGATTCGATATTCACGGATACGATCTGCCGTGGGATCTGAACGACCGCAAGGCACAGGAGGAGTTCCGGCTCCTCGCGTGGAGGTACGTCGAGGAGATAATGGAGGCTCTGGGTACGTGGGAGGTAGTACCCGAGGGAGCGCATAAGAAGGACTATGAAGAGGAGCTGGCTGATGCGCTTCATTTTTTCGTTGAGTTGTGTCTGGTAACCGGGATTGGCCCAATGGAGATTACCAAGGACGGCACGCTCGATGGATTCTTCGACTACGTTCAGGATAGTACGAGGGGAGCCTATAACGGAAATGCCTTCCTCGATTGCGTGCGGACGATGACCGAAGCTATCCATACCCTGCGGCAACGGCCTTGGAGAGTGGATAACCGGCCGACGCTAAGAGAAGTATGGATATCGAATATGTACCGAGCGTTCCTCTCGTTCGTCGAGCTATGCATTCATACCAAGGTCCGGTCGGACGATATCTACCATGCGTACTTCGCTAAGTCCAAGATCAACGAGCAGCGTGTGGAGGACTTCGGTGTTTAATCCGAGGTGGGATAGTGCATGGATCCAATCTCTCTACCGTAAGATCATAGATAAGGAGACGGTAGGGTGGCAGGCGATAGGCAAGGTCGTTCAGGATATCACGTATACCATGGACTACCTGCCGCAATGGGATCTCGCGGATTGGGGGTATAAGAAGAACAAGGTAGGGCAACTGGAGAGGAACTATGTGTCTACTGAAGAGTTTGACCGGGTTAGATCTATTCTATCAAGAAGAGGCACCGACAAGTACACTAGCGTGGCTCTCAATCTCCGAGGCCGACCTAAAGGCACTCGGTCTCAGGGATGGTGCATGCTATCAATGGTCATCTCTCGAACACGAGAATGGACTCGGATCGAGGTACAGTATCGAACAACTGAGATCATTCTCAAATTCGCCGCTGACGTCTGGTTCGTAAGGGAGATATGCCGCAGGTTGAATATCGAGCCGAGTATGTATACGTTCCGGTTCGCGAATTGCGCGATGTCGGGGGCCTACTTTCCGTACCTTGTGGATAAACTGGATCTGGTAAGGTTTCTCGCACGGGTCTATGAAGCCGATAGGGAGTTCTTCATAAGGACAACTAGATTCCTCCTGAAGTCTAGCTACAGGAAAGATCAATACCATCCGTTTAGTCCGGAAATGCTAGCTCACCGTTTCCTTTGGGAGAGGGCAAGTCAGCAGCAGATTCGATCCATCCGAGACTACCTAGAACCGCTGCACCGCTCGACTGGTCGTCCTCTCCCAAAGGATTTTCACGACCGGAGCTATATCCCGAAAGGACAACGCAAGTTACTAGATTTGGAGGACGGCTAATGGGACGAATTACTTTTCTTCAGAATACGATAGCGGACCTGCAAGCGACGCTGAAGGTAAAGAACCAGACCATCGCGACGCAGAAGAAAACTCTGGACGTACAGAAGGAGACTATCAAGAAGTTGGAAGAGAAGATCACTCAACTCGAACTCAAGGGCCAAGGAGAAACCGCATGAAAATCTGTCTAATCGGATCGACCCGGTTCATCGACAAGTACAACGAGATCAACCGCAAGCTCTCGCTTGCCGGGCACGTTGTCTACTCGGTAGCTACCGGGTCCAGCTCGAAGATGGCCGGGGACTTCCCTCCCCTGAAGCTAGAACTTTCGACCGATGAGAAGGAGACGCTAGACCTCGTACACCTCCTCAAGATCCAGGAGTCGGACTGCTGTTTCCTCATTACCGACGAGAAGAAGTATATCGGGGAGTCTACCCGCCGGGAGATCAAGTGGGCGGTGATGCAGGATATGGCTGTATTAAGCGATGCGGATTTGGAGTATCTATGCGATAATCTGCGGGAGGGTATGCCGGACCTAACTACGAAGCCGCATGCAGTATGAAGATCTACGCCAACTTTACCGAGGCCCAGCGACTGCTGGAAGAGGAGTTCCGCCAACGTGCGTACTTGGTTCATACCGATAAATGGCAGGCGGTGGATGTATCTCATAAACCTGAAATGGCAATGCGTGAGCTGTTCTCGATCTCGTTTACGGTGCCGACAAACCAGATCGAGGACATCATGCATTGGAAAGCTGATATTATGCCCAACCTGCCTTTCGCAGATATGCATTTCCAGGAACGTGTGGGGGGAGTCGGGACGAATCCTGGCGAGGCGTGGAAGATCTGGCCCTGGGGAAACTCTGCGGATGCGCACAGAAATAAGAGGGGGCTATTTACGCATACTTACCAGGAAAGATTCTGGCCGAATAGCTTAGAGGACCAGGAGGCGCGTCCTGAAGGCATAAGGTTCATGTATGGTGACTACGATCATCTTATATCCCATCTACGTATGGACCCTCTTTCTCGTCAAGCTTATCTCCCTATTTGGTACCCGGAAGATGGAGCGTGCGTTGGCCGCAAACCTTGCACGCTCGGATACCACTTTCTATGTCGATTCAATTTCCTCCATATCACGTACTTCATCCGCAGTTGTGATTTCGTTCGACACTGGCGAGATGATTGCTATCTGGCAATACGCCTACTTCTCGAAACGCTCGCCCGATTGCGAGCATTGGATAACCGCTGGGTCAGTGTCCGACCCGGTTTCTACGTGATGCATATCACCTCTCTGCATATGTTCGTTAACGACTATGAAAGGCTGAAGAATGAGAAAGCGAAAAAACCTTCTCCTAGATCTCGGACCGGGATTTAAGGAGACCGGCCACTACCGCCGACTTGGAGTAACTACCTATGAAGACAGTGAGGGAAGGGAAGTCCGCGTCTACGTCTGTCGTCCACAGGAAGGGAGAGCTCACGCCCAGATCCTCATATTCGGACTCGGACCTGGTGGACTTCCCACCCGAATCGTGGACGATGCCTCAGTTCTTTTCAACCTTCGTACCGGAGTACAAGTCGAAGGTATACGGACCGATCATAGCAAGTCTGGAGTGGGACGTAAAGTATCCCGCTCAGATCCTCGGGATCTCCCAAAAGCGGGCGGACCGCAGATGCGACGACTATCTCGTTACGGACGAGATGATACGGGTGAAGAGGAAGCTCCGGTCCAAAAACGAGGCAGCTATAAGGTTCGGAGAGCTGAAGGAAGGGCACGGATACAGAAAAGAACGAGGTGACTTCTGCCTCGTTGGGGGAGCGATCAAGAGAACACGGCATGGCCCGGACCTTACCGTATTCTACCGCAGTCTCGAGTTGATCGGTGGATTCGCTTTCGATCTCTGTCTGCTGGCGAAGCTCGGGGCCGTACTCGATTTGGAGCCTTGGCACCGGGTAAAGATCTTCACGTGCAATGCGTTCATTTTCGGGCTCAAGGGGAACAGCAATGAAGTTCTGTATCCTAAGCTTGCTCGTATTTTCAGGAGCACCGAATGAGAATCTCACGGGACCGGTTCCTGATGGGCACTGCGAAGTTGGCCCAACAACGCTCCACGTGCCTGCGACTCCAGGTAGGAGCGGTTATTGCCCACGAGGGACGCATCCTTGCTACTGGGTATAACGGCGCTCCCAAGGGGATGCCGCATTGTACCCCGGATGTCTGCAACCCCTCCACCCCCTGTAGAAACGCTGCTCACGCCGAGGCTAACGCGATTGCGTTTGCTGCAAAGCTCGGGATCTCGCTACGTGACAGCGTTTTGTATACGACTGACTCTCCGTGCGATTTTTGCGCTAAACTATTAATTAACGCGGGGATCATCGAAGTCGTTTTTGAGCGTGATTACCGGGACCAGCAACCGGTGGAGCTATTGCATGAAGCAGGTATCCTTGTTCGGAGAGTCGCAATCCTCGGACCATCTGCCTAGTGTAGTCCGAACGTACGACCACTCCTGCACCCGATGTCCCCTGCATCAGGGGGCAAAAACCGTTTGTATAAAAGGAGATGGCCCGCAGGATGCCGAGATTATTGTCATAGGAGAAGCGCCAGGTGAAAACGAGGATCGTACCGGTAAACCGTTCATTGGTAAAAGCGGCCAGCTTCTGCGGACTGAACTTAGTCGCGCTGGATTTAAGTCGGTCTACTACACGAACGTGGTCAAGTGCCGTCCCCCGTTTAATCGAGATCCTTCCCCAGCTGAAATCAAGGCGTGTCGTCCTTATCTGGATGCTGAGCTCGCGGCTGTTAAAGCCCGGTATGTGGTTACCGCAGGGCGTTTCAGTAGTAAATCTGTCCTTAAGAAATCTAAAATCACCCAGGAGCACGGACAGGTACTTACTCTCCCTGGCGGAAAAACAGGCATGCCGCTCTACCACCCGGCATACTGCCTACGTGATCCGTCAAAGCTCCCGGCTTTTAGGCAAGATCTCCAAAGACTTAGAAAGATCATCGACGGCGTTAAGCATGAAGATCCCGTCTGGAAGGTAGTCGAGACCCCGGAAGCGATAGCAGAGTTCATCGAGGAGTTCAAGAAGGCCGAGGAGTTCTCGTATGATACCGAGACTACCGGGCTATTTCCATATAACAGGAAGGGGGCGATCCGTTGCACCAGCATAGGTCTAGCCGATTGTGCCTACGTGATCCCGTTGCAGATGCCGGGCTCGTTATTCTGGGGAGACTACGATGCCCAGGTGCAGTTCATCCGTATCCTGATCGAGATCGCGAATAACAGCGGGGCAGTCGCGATAGCGCAGAACGGAAAGTTCGATCAACACTGGATGAAGCTGGTATTCGGGGTGTCGTTCGATCTTCACTTCGATACCATGCTCGCCTCGCACGTGGTGGATGAAAATGAAGACCACGATCTTAAGTATCTTGCTCGTGCTCGTTTCGATGCTCCTGAATATGATCTACCGACCAAAGAGAAGCAGAATCCCCAACTGCATATCCCTGAGAAGCGACTTGCGTTCCTGCGTTACGCGGCATTCGACGCGGCGTACACCTACCTCCTCTACTGGTACTACCGTGAACAGCTCCTCCTCGATCCGGAAGTCCGCAGGCTCTTTTACAAGATCGTCATGCCGGCATCCAGAGCCCTTGAGAGGATCGAGCGGAGGGGCCTTACTCTTGATCTTCCCCGGTACCGAGAGGTTGAGGAAAGAGTACGTGCGGAAAAGGACCAGGCCGAAGCCGAGCTGAATAAGTCGGCGGGGTACAAGATAAACTGGGATTCGGTTCCTCAACTGCGTGCTCTCCTGTTCGATAAGCTAAAGCTAAGAACGACGGTCAAGACCAAGAAGGGGTTTCCGTCCACAGGGGAAGATGCCCTGGTAGAGCTACGGCAGCAGCATCCGCTCTGCGAGCAGCTAGTCAAATATCGGGAACTCCAGAAGTTCCTTAGCACCTACATCGTCGGCTGGAAGGAGTATACGCATGAAGGACGACTCTATCTTGGATATAAGATTCACGGTACAGTTACCGGCCGGTACAGTAGTAGACTCCACCAAGTTCCTAGAGACGGTACGATCCGCAATCTTGTCTGCGCTCCCCCCGGATGGGATTTCGGGCAAGGCGACCTTTCTCAGGCAGA